TCGTTGCCGTAATAGTAGCGGATGATCTCAATTGCGCTGTAGCCCTGATCACCGAGACTTTTAGAGCCCCACTGTGTCATCCAAATTGCATTTGCGTATATAGTAATAATTTCATATAATTCCGAGATATTACTTCTCAAACACACTAACGTACTTACTTGAAGCTGTAATATACAAGCCTGACTTAAGCCTATACATACTACCGCTTCCTACCTTGATAGGACCCTGAACCACAGTAAATACCTCGTTCTTCTTTACTGTTCCTGCTGCCGCAGATGCATCCCATGATGGTGATTTTCTCACAGTCAGTCCATCATATATTACCTTAACATACTTCTGTTTTGCTGGAGTAACAGATGGCGCCTGTGGCTTTGGTGCTGCTGGTGCAACATAGTCAGCAAGTGCATATGCTATCGCATTGCACACATCATCGAATTTATTTTTGTAATTTGATGCATCCGGATCATTTACAAAGCATACCTCTATCAACATAGATTTTGCTTTTGTTCTATGTACTACATACAATCCTGATCCATCCTTTACACCACGATTATTGAATCCCAGTGCTGAGATATGTTCACATACTTCAAGGGCATCCTGGTACTGTCTGCCCTTATAGGTATATACCTCTACTCCTTTTCCCTGTTTTGCCGAGTCATTATTAAAATGAATTGAGATGAACCAGTCAAGGGTATCCTGATTGGCAAGTGCTACAGCCCGTTTAAGATAAGCGGACTGTGATGCTGCCTTATCAATCGTACATGGCACCACTGTTACTCCCATGCTTTTAAAGATTTCTGTAAGCCTCGTTACTACTTTACGTGTTTCCTGTGACTCAACGATTACTCCACTTGTGCCGTATCCCGGTCCTGAAATTGTGTGTCCTGCATTTAATCCTATTCTCATTTATTTGTCCTCGCTTTCTTTCTGATCTGCAATATGTTCTGTCTGTGATTTGATATTTTTTACCAATGGCATTAGAAATGTTGGAACTGCAATACCTATATCTATCATATTTTCCAATATTGATATAATCTCATTACATATGATCCAAATTGCCACAACACAAGCAACTAAAAATTTTATTGGTATATTAATTCCAATCGTATTCGTAGCATACAAAATAAGCTGATCTAATACAGCTCCGACTACTACAAGTAACCACATTGTTACTTTCTTTTTGATTCCCCTGATACTGCGATATGAGCTGATACCTCCATCCGGCCGATTGCTTGCTGCCATACATCCAGTGATATAGTCAATGATGTTACAAAGCACCATGAGTAATACCGGGATATATAATGTACCTAAGAGTGCTGACAGGAATGCTGCTATTGCAGTTACCAGTCCTTTAATTGTGTTAATGTTGTTCATAAGCTTGCGCCCCTTTCTTTATATTATAAGAGCCGGCACCTCATTTGGTGTCGGCTCCTAGGCTCTATTTGTTAGTTACATATTAAATTTTATATTTTCTATCTCGCTCCCTAACCAGAGTTAATGTTGTCAATAATTGTGCAAACACTTCAAACCAAGTATACGGTATGTCTTTTTGTATAATAATTTGTGTTGTAGCTGATACTTCATATAATCAAGTTTTAACTTTAGATTTTTTATTTTTAAAACTTTAATTTTATCTACCATAAACCCTGTAAATGCACTGACAAGTTGTATCTTTACCAGATATTACGCTACGAAGCCACGAAGGTCTGTTTTGAATACTATTTTTTGCTGTATTGTAGACTATACACCATGAAGTGTAATTATTACTATCATAGTAATTTCCGTCTAAAAATAAGAATTCAAGATTCTTAGATTCTGATACTGGGAAAACGTAATCTCTTGTAATATATGACCCCCCGCCTGAATAATAAAGCATAAAATTTACTCTTAATTCTTGATAATTTTTAATATTGGATATTACATGCTCATTAACATCTCCAAATTCTCCGATTTTTTTCCAATCTTGCTTATTTGAAAGATCACCTAAACTCTGGTTTAATGCACTTATAGCTCCAGTACACGTTCCATCCCCTATCTTGGATATGTCCGTTTTTCCTATCCTCTTTGTGATAAAATACTTTAATCCTGTAAGGTCCAAATATTTTGCCATTTTTTCTCCTTCTTTCTATGCAAATGCCGCATCTATCTCACTATTGGTTATTGCAACCATATCTGACTGCTTTATATAGCTGCTTAGATCAATTTCTCTTGTACCTAATTTTTCATACTTATTGTTGATCCATAAATATTCATCATACACATTCTGTCCACTTCCAGAATTGGCAATTAAATAAAACGTTCCCTTAACGCCTGTTGATGGCAATGTCTGCACTACTTGAAAATCCAATTTAGTAATACCGGCCATCGCTGTTGAAATGGCCGATGTTACAAATGCTGTTGATGCGGCCTGAGTATTATTTGTACCAGCTGATGCTGTTGGCACTTTAGGTGTACCAGTAAAAGACGGACTCGCTATAGGTGCTTTCTTAGTTAGCTCAGCCTGTACTGCCTTGTTTTGTACCGGGTTTGTTGAAGTGCTACTCAGTTCACTATCTACTATTGTCTTATTTGCACCTTCCGCTATTCCATCAAGCTTTTTCTTATCACTTACTGACATAAGACCATGTGCAGTCTGTGTTGCATCAGAATAAGTTGTATTTGTCGGTGTTCCATATGTACCATCCCCTCGTAAATACTTTCCCTGATCGCCAGCTGCCGGTGCAGGTACCAATCCTGACGTTCCAGCTGCTGAAGCTGTTGCACCTTTCATAACAGCATACGTTGTATTTTCTTTCGGTGGTGTATATCCAAGTGCTTTTATTACATTATCACTTGTAAGCTCTCCTCTGATAGTTTGTGATGATTTGTTTTCAACATTGCCTAATCCGATTTCTTCCTTTGAATGTGTGTGTCCTTTATCACTTTTATCTCCCAATAGAGTTTTAATTTTACTAATGATGTATACCGCACCTGTAAGATTTAAATATTTATTTTCCATAGTTCTCCTTTCTGTTATCTAAAGTCCATTAAATATAGCCTCTATTTCTTCAATGGTAATAGCATTATCATTATTAACTGCATTCACCTCCTCCGGGGTGTATGATGGTTTGTTTTGTGCTTTAGCCCATTCTGGTATGGTTGGATCTGTCTCATACATATCTCCTGATATTTCTTTTCCATTCAAGCGGGGTTTGTTTTTTAGCTGTTCATAATCATCCATTATGTATATTTGCTCACATTCAATTCTTAATTCAGTATCATTTTCCATTTCAAGTTCAATTTCTGTCATATCATCCCCTCTTTCAATATATCTTCAACTGGTACTGACTTGATATTGCTTGCAATTACATTTTCATCTTTTGTCTTTGCCCTGACCTGTATCAATACATTCTTCATAGCATCAAGCTGCAGTGTTTCATCTTGAGATAATTTAATAAATAATGTTTCATCCGAAGTATTCAATTGATCCATGGACTTCTCAAACTCATATTTTCCCTGTTTAAAGGTTACATATATTTTTTCCAAATTATTTATATCACAACCTTTTAATTTTATTTTGATTGTTGGAGTTGTTCCTCTTCTCATACTTCACCTCTTGTCTCAAAACTTATATTGCATCAATTTCCTTGGTACTTATAGTTTCTATTTTATCTACTTTTTGATTGACACTTTCAATTTGTTTTCTAACAGCCTCCCCCGCTGTATCGTATGACTCTCCTGCAAATCCTTTTCTCACATCCTTAAGCTCTGCTTCGTAGTTGCCAAATCTTTTTAACAATTGTTCCACAAGTGTAGTCTGCTTTTCCTCTTCTTCATCACCAAATCTCATTTTTCCAGTACATTTAACAATTATGTTGAACGATATCAGCTTACTGTCACCATCTATCACTCTGATCTGCATAACATTCTGCCCTGTATGAAAAAATGACTCAGAAGGAATAATCGTAATCGTATTTCCATCCACTTCTGCCAAGGCTTTATTAGGCTCAGCCATAGTGCTTGTACACATACTGTACACAACTGCTGCCGCTGTACCCGGAATAGTGTAATCCTTTATATCAAACTCTAATGCGATTGAATTTGTGCCCTCAGTTACCTCTATTGGAGCCTGAAGCACATTCTTTGTAACATATATGTCTCTTTTGATAGTCTGCATTCAAATATCTCCTTTCCTATGCAGGAATAAATCTAACTATATATCTTCCAGCCGGTTCTACACCTGACTCAAGGAAATCATACCAGGATCTCGCATATTGTCTTCGTGCTTCTTCCTCTTCCACACCGGCTCTCTCAAAGTTCTTGAGGTAAGCTGAAGCAAGATACTCCGGTGTCTCTGTACTTGTTTTAAATTGAGACCATGTCAGATTATACGCAGATGTTTTAATCCATTCACCTGTAGATTCTGATAACTGATCAATCCAATATAACTGTACTGTTCCATCTCCTATATCGTATCCGTTAGCCTTTGCCCAATTTGTATATTTGGTTGCCGGAGTCCACTGCACCAGTCCATAGCCACCGGAATAGTTGCCCTCTTTAAGGCTTTGCCACAATCCAGGATTAATGGTTGATTCTCTCTGCATATTTCCAAGCAGGCCTGAGATTGCATTGATTGTCCAGCCTTTATCACTTAGATATGTATAAATTTCTTTGGCATTGCTCTCCATCTCTCCCTGCGTCAAATATTTATTATTACTAATCATGGATAAGCACCCTCTTTCGATTTTCCTCCTATAAGCAGGCCTCCAACATAATTCTCATAAGTTCCATCCGAATACTCTACTGTTCCGGTAAATCCGTTATATCCGTTTACACCGAATGACTGGCAATCAACATATACCTCGCCAGTCTTAAACATTCTAAATAATGCATTTTCAGTACCGATTTTAAAAATTTCATTACTTACTGCAAAAATTCTCCCGACAGTATTACCACTTTTGTCCATGATCTTCATCTCCCCCTCTGAGATCTCTACTCTTCGGCCAAATTCATCACTTCCACAAGTGTATTTACCATTTGTCAGTATTCCATCTTTATCCATGATAGTTAGGATAGCTCCATTACCATCTAATACTTTTATAATGCCTGCTATGTTGTCTATTCCGCCAATGGTCAATGTTCCTCCATATATCCTGTCTGCCAGCATGGTTCCGGCTATAATATAGTCGGCAAAAAAGCCTTTCCCGGTTCCGAATGTACTCCATATCCAGTCTTTTCCATCAGCGGTCCTTTTGGATGCAATCTCAAATCCCATTGATCCAAGGCACATAGCTCCGAACGTAGGTGAATCAGGGTTTAAATCCTCAAAAAGCATGGCTCGTACATCCTGCTTTTGAGCTACATCACGTAGTGCATGAAACTGTGTTTTCACTGCATCCAGTATTCCCTGCACCTGAGAGCCGATCACAGATCCATCTTCTCTGATTGCGCTCTCAATTCGGTTATTAATACTGACCTGATTTGATATGTAATCAAATTGATAATCGCCCAGCGATACAGATAATATGCGGTCATTCACACAATCCCACTCTAATTCCGTAACTCTTGCATCTGTAACTATATCAAGATTATTGTTTCTACAATGTACGGTATCACCAAGAGACACTTCTACAAGCCCCTTGACATCGGCATACAGCTCTGTATCCTCAATCATTACCATATCCACAGATATAGTTACTTGAGGCTTGTCTGCCCCCGCTTCCCACTGTTCCTGACAGCGTTTTCTAAGTGCAGCCTCCAGTTGTGCCGGTGTATCGCATATGATCACACCTTTCGATTCATCATCTTCCTGTGCATCAGCTCTCATTTTTACATCTTCAAATTTCATTGTTGAATATTTGACTGTTGGATATTTGTCTATAAGAGGGGAATCAACCCAAGGAGCATCCCCATCTATCTGATATCCGTTATATGCCTGTGGAATGATCCGGGTAACCACATTTCTTAGGTCAACCTCCTCTTTCATTCCGTTCTCAGCAATGTTTTTTCCGTAAAGGATCTCAACACCTCTGTCGCTGCCAGCATGACGATTTATTATCGCTTTGTAATTATCATATACGATTTCACCGCCCCATCTCTTAACAAAAGAATTCTCATCGTCACCATTGATTGCTTCGATGAGATTTTTATTTTGGTAATATGCAGTTCCAGTCGATGTAATATCTGTTTCGGCTGTATACTTTTTATTCGGTGCAGTCATGATATCAAGAGCCTGCTGCCCTGTTTTGTCAGTTGGACGGACATCCAAAAGGAAACAATCATCTGCCGCATCCATAAATATAGGCTGCAGATCAGCAGATATTCCTGAATCACTTTTTTCCTTATGAGTTATTCTGAAAAGCTGCTCTCCATTAAAGGAAGGCATCTTAACAACTGCTCCCTCTTTAATATACTTCCAGCGGTCTTCTGAATCCTTTGGATGTTCAAGCGTTACCTCCCATATTCCATTCAATACGGCATGAACGGATGCACTTGAAGGAAATAATGACATATCTCCGTTCTGATCAAAGTTTGTATTTTCAATGTTATATATCTGGATCATAAGCACCTCCAATTAGGTATCACTTTCAGATTTCCTCCGTAAAATTCAATCTTGTTGTTTCCCGGCTGTAGATACATATCTTCATAATTTCCTGACACTTTGGTATTATTCAAAGTACCATCCTCGCGATACGCGATCATCCGATCTGTATCTATGGTCAGATTTTGACCAACATTAGCAGTCATCGTTTTTCCATTGATCTTAAGCGTACACATACCTTCTGCTGCGATCTTATATGTCGGATGACACTCTATATAAGGATTCCAGCAAACATCTTCTATGTCATATTCCATTGCACCATCTACGGAATATTGGAGCCCATCCAGTGTGTGAAATATCGCTGTAAAATTGCCTATCCGCTCAGATGTCCTCTCATTATCATCTAATTCAACATAGGTTATTTTATAAAAAAAGCCTGCATCATCAGATATAATAAGTTTTGCATTTCTTTCTGACAGCCACTGTTTTGCCATTCTCCAGCGATCATTCCACCTGTCTACTGCTCCGATATAATTAAATGGTATCTTTATTGGTGTTGCTGCATATGTACCATTAAACTTGTATATGGTTCCATCCCGCCCTGATAGTTTTACCTCTTCCATATTCGGCTGAGCGGCAGGAATAGATATCAACTCCCGGGCAAAAATCTGAAGCGAAGAGCCTCTTATGTCATTGTATTGTATGTCCTGCATTATTTTCCTTTCGCCCCCTGTGTTGCTAATGTCTTATTTGCCATCTGCTTAAGAACGAGATTTGTAAGTAATGTGATCGACTTCTTATCTCCAATATAAATGTTATTCTCCGCAGTCATTGATATTGATTTGAATGCTTCAACGATCATTGCGGCCAATGTTGCATTATTTGCATCATTTTCTTCTCTGATGTAGTCCTTTAACAGTTTAATTGGAAGTACCGCCTCTTTTCCAGCCTCTCCCCCTCCCATCAGGGAATCTCCATTTGCACCAAATATGGTCGGACTATTCAGGATTCCTCCATTTGCATACCAATCTACAGAAATTTTAGGTACCTTAAGTGGGGAAAGTGACCACTCTCCACTCGCTTTAAAATGAGGCAACTTTATTTTTGGTAATTTCCAATCAAAATCGAAGAATCCTTTAATCTTATCAATAGCTCCCTTGATAAAATCGGCTACAGCTCCGAATATGGCATTTACACCATCCCTGAACCATTCGCACTTATTATAAAGTGTCACAAAAATAGCTATAAGTGCTGCAACTGCCGCAATAATTATAAGTATTGGATTAGCGGCCATGACTGCATTTACTGCTGCAAAACCAGTTTTTATAGGTCCCAATACAGGTGCAATTTTAGATATAATGCCAATTAGTGATGAAACCCCTCCTGCTACCTTGCTTATGATAGAAAACACAGGGCCAACTGCTGCCACTACCAATACGCATCCGGCAATCAATCTCTGTCCTTCCGGGGAGAGCTGATTAAACTCTTCAATCAATCCGGCAACCAATTCTGTAATTTTGGTAATCAGCGGTGCAACTGTATCCGCAAGCTCAGCTGTTGCCTGTTGGAAATCTGCTGTTGCCTTATTTCCGTCTACCAAATTCTTATTGTTTTCCTGCCATTTTTTTCCTGCATCTACGAGACCCTGATTCGCCATTTCCTGCATGACCAGGTTTACTCTCTCACTTTCGCTTCCGCAAGCTGCAAGCTTTTCATTAAATGCATCCTCTGAAGTTCCCGCCCAATTGAGCATATCCGCAAAAGTCCCCGTAACAGTACTTGTTTTCACAGTCTCATTGATTGATTCTGCAAGTCCATCAATGGGAATACTATCCCCGTAAGTTGCCCATGCACCAATCGTCCCCTCAATTACCGTGCTTAATTCTTCTTGTGACAAACCTAACGCCTGAAGATTGGCCGTAGTTGTTGCAGCTGTCTGATCATCTGCAAGCACACCATATAAGGTTCTATAACTTTCCGCTGTTTGTTCTGCTGTGTACCCTGCATTTTGGCTCGACACCTCAAGCGATCCCATAATTTTACGATATTCTGCTGTTGCAGGTACTGTAGCTGCTGTGCCTGCTGCCGCCGTTGATATTCCACTAAACTTATCCCCTGTCTCTTTTGCTTTATTTCCAAAAGCCTGTACTTTTTCAGCATAACCTTCCGTTACAGCTGCTCCGCTTTTCAGCTTTTGCTCAACATCTTCCAGCTTACTTTTGTAACCATTAAGTTTTGTAGTAGTTTCATTTATCTCGTTCTTTTTGTCCTGAATTGCTTTTTCATCTTTATTTTCAGCAGATTTAAGAATATCCAATTGTTTTTTTAATGATTCAAGTATTCTTTCGTAATTCTCTGTTTGATTTGAAAGATACTTCTGTTCATCTTTATATTTTACAATCGACTTTATATGATCGTCATATTTCGATTTAAGAGCTTCGATTTCAATCTCATTCGCCTTAATTTTATCTGTAGACTCTGCAATTTTATCAGATAATTTCCTAATTTGTTCCTTACTTTCTGCTGCCCCGCTCTCAAGTTCTTCTGTTACTTCAGCAAGGCCTTTCTGATATTTTGTTAAACTAATCTGTGCGCTTGTAAGCTGGTTCTGCTTCTTTCGGATTGCATCCTCATTTCTGTTTTCTGCAGATTTCATTTCTTCAAGCTCACGCTTCAGAATTTCCACCTTATCAGAATAAACGTCCGTCTGTTTTGCCAGATATTCCTGACGGTCTTTTAACTTTTCAACTGCAGTAGTGCTGTCATCCCATGCCGCTTTTGCAAGTTTAAACGAATTACTATTTTCCTGAACGGCTGTATTTACCTGCTGCATCGTCTTTTGAAAGTCTGCTGCACCATCTGCCTTAAACACTAATCCAACTCTCTTCAGTTCATCCGCCATATAACGTTCTCACCATCCTCGCTTTCTTCTCACAGAATATCTCGTATTGTTCGCAAAAAAAGACGGGACATGAATGGAAGAACTCGTCCTCTGTCATTCCCATCTCTCTCGCATCAACCATATATTCAGCCCAATTTATCTCGAGCTGAATGCTTTCATCTGTGCTTTCGATTCCTCTTTTTTTTTAATTTTGTCAACTTCTTTCTGATAAACCTCTACAACTTCAAGAAGTTCTGTTGGATCCGGTGGCACAAGCTGAAGTGCTTCATCAAATGTCACTTTTCTCCCATTGCTTCTTACCATTGCATAGATAAGCTTCGCTGCAAAATTCATCTTGTCGCTGTCTGTTCCTTTTCCAATCTTTTCAAGTTTGTCTATTCTCCGTCCAAGCTTTGAACCACCTATCTGATCAAGATAATAAATAGTTCCAAAATTCATTTTGGCCTCTATTACCGTTCCATCAGTCAATCTTATCATCTTACCTTTATTCATCTAATCAGACCTTTCCACTCACTTTCCCAACTGCTACCACAAGATCATCTTTTGTAAGTACCGGCTTACTAAAGAATTTTTCCTCTGTGAGTCCTTCCGGTGCAGATGCACTCTCTACCCTTGCAACAATGTCTCCATCCTCATTGAATGGATATGCTTTGATTTTGATTGTATCTGTCTGCTCGTTTGCCTTCTCCTCAGATGTTGATATATCATCAGAGTTCTCACTTAGCTTGCACTTTGGATACCAGTCGTATCTATATCCGCCTTTTCTTAATTTGACCACCTTACCATAAGCAAAATATGGTCGTGGTCTGTTTCCACCTGAAAGAATAAGACCATCCGCATCAACATTGTCACCACGTAATTTTGCAAGTGTATCAGCTGGGAAAGCAACGACCTCAACTTCAATATCCGTTGATGTCGTGGAGATATCGCTGTCATATACTGTACCTGAAGCATATGTATCAGAAGCCTCTCCATTTTCCGTGACTTTTACACTTTTAACTACTTCTGTCTTCTCCACCTCTTCCGCAAATGTGGATGTCCACCTGCCATCTGTATCCATTGTATTGAAGCACAGATACTGAGCTCCTACAGTCTCCTTCATTGGTGGTCTTTTAGTTTTAATTGCCATAATTGCCTCCTGTTCTATAAATCCAATGCTGCTATCATCTTTTTATAGTATCTTTCTTTGTTCTGTTCAAATAATGGTTTCAAGTGAGCTTTTGCGCTCATTTTTTTCGTGCCGTGCTCAAGCATCGGTCCGTAATACTTGCCCCATCCCACATCTATTCCTGTCTTATCACGCTTATAGCTAAATGAGTCAACCAGATGTGTATATCCCGGAGCTGTGACCTTTCTTCTTGGCTTCGGCAAGCGCAGCAGGTCGTTAACAAACTCCTTTGCTCCCTCCTCTATTGCATCCAGAGCGCTTTTTTCGTCCACTTTTGAAAGATAGCTTCCAAGCATATCCTGAAATTCTTCCATTCCGGAATCTTCAAATGTAATATCATTCATTCATTGTCTCCAGCGAGAAATACGAATGCCAAATTTTATCGTCTGTAATAAATTCATGCAGGATAGTTGGGTGTAGTCCCTTTTTGCGCATCATATCTCTCAGCATTATCAGCTTTTCATTTCTTGGTGTGCGAGAATAAAAGCTCACCTGCCATGTGATTTTATCTTCATAGTTGTCACCTGATGCCATCACATCATCCCATGCTATTTCCCAATAATCAATTCTCGGAAACTTCTTTCCATTATCAAGATCAGATATTCCTTCATTGACCGGACAGCCAGTGGCATGTAACATCTCACTGAGTTCCTGTTTCGTCATCATATACCTCCCTGTCATATGCCGGAGTCTTAAGTGTCAGTTCTGTTTCTTTGAAACCGTCTTTAGTGGTCACGTGAGCCACATTGTATATCTCATGCTGTGCGCCATCTATTACACAGATACACTTGCTGTTGACCTGCTTATACTGTGGAATACTGATTTTCATTGTAACCTCTATTCCATCTGCCGACAGCTTAGCTCGTGTTGTATCAAATACAGAAAGCTCCCTGTACCAGATATGCATCCCGGTAGATCTTACTTTTTCCACCGGAAAGTCTTGTGAACAATCCTCCTCTATCCTGAGAAGTTCCAGCACACCATCTGTATATTCAGGCATTGCCATCCGCTTCCACCTCCGTTTCCATCTGCCACGTTAAAATCATACTTGAATAATTATCCATAAACTCACTGACTCTATGATGATATGCATAATACATGTAATTTTTAAGCAGCATCCTGTATGTCAGATCTGTTGTGATATTGCAGCCGGGATTTAAGCTCCCGACTGTACATTCACCCTCTCTTGCAAGATTTGCAAGCTGACTGTCTTCGTAATATGGCGGAATCTGGAATTCTGCCCTCATCTCTGATACCAGTGCTGTCAGTTCTGTGTTCTCCATATTACTGCCTCTCTTTTATTATTCCTGTCCAGCCTGAACGATTGTAGCCTGTGTTACAGGGAGCACATACTCCTCCAGCTTAGTTACATCAAAGATAACTGCAACATTGTCATCTACGGCACGGCCGTTTGCATAACATGATGCGATAATGAGATCTGCATTTTCCATAGCCTTTGTCTGGTCATACTCATTGACTCTCACACCTGTTGTTCCCATAGTGTAGTATCCTGCAATTGTAAATGCAGCCTTACCCTTCGGACAATTTGCATCTACGATTTTCTCGATGTCAATGAATGACTTGTTGACATAGCCGCCTGTCAGAGCCTCTCCATACATGCGTGGATCCACATATTCTGCCTCGTCTGACGGATTACAGATAAGATACAGCTTGTCTACAACACGCTTACCATTATTGGTAAGAGTCTTTCTCACATCTGAAAGTCCTTTAGGGCTGAATTTTGTTATGTTTGTCACAACCGTCTTAGCCTTGTTGGTACCGTCACTGTTGGATGTTCCAATCTGACGGAAAATACCAATCGGTCCTGTCTTTCCATCTCCATCAAGATATCCCTTTACAAGACCATCCTGCATAGCTTCAGACAGAATTGCCATAAAATAACGGTCAACAAACTCAAGCGAAAGCTCTCTGATTGCCTTTGGAATAACTAAGTAAGCGGTGAGCATGTGGAGGTCAATGTTAAGTGCTGAAATCTCTGTGCTCAGCTCACCCTTAACCGAGTCTGTAAGAGCTCCCCATACTGCTGCACCTGTATGTGATGCGACGATCCACTTCTTGACATTGGCAGGTGCCATGTTGACAAGATTAAGGATTGGTGATGCTTTCTTGACATCATCAAGTGTTCTGTCAATGATTTCAGTCGGAATGATATCAATCTGATTGGCCGTGATTGACTGCTTGATATCCTTGAAGCCTTCATAGAATTTCTTTTCTTCCTGTGAAAGGTTACGGAGACCGAGCTGCTTCTTGAAGTCGGCATCATGGCTGGCTCTTTCTGCCTCAGCAACAACCTGATTTACAAGGTCCTCATGCGCTGCCTCCTGGATCATCTCAATAGACTGCATGATAGCTTCAGCTTTCTTCTCTGCCGGAGCCTCATTGAGTAACTGCATTACTTTTTCCTGAACTTCTTTGTTAATAGATTCGATCTTCATTGTTTTCCTCCTTAATTGAAAAATGAGCCCCAATCGTTGCTCTTAGGTTTATCTGCTTCTTTATGTGTCAACTGATAAAATTCAGCTAACTGCCTCTCATGTTCGCTCTTGTTACAGAGCTGTTTCTTTAGTGCCTCATTCTCTTTAAGCACCTGCTGCAAAGTGGAATCATCCGGCTTTTCCGGTGTGTCAAGATTTTCCAATCCTATTTCATCGATGAAGCCATACTCTAATGCCTTCTGTGGTGACAATGTGGTCTCCTTGTGCATCATTTCACGGACTTCATCCTCTGAAATCTTTGCACGCTGCATAAATAAAGCTATGCAGCTCTCCATTGCAACATCCAGATTATCTGCCTCTGCCCTTAAATCTGCTGCATTTCCTGTTACTGTTTCCCACATATCATGAATAATGGCCGTGGTGCCCTGTCCCATTATTCGTTTGTCACACGCCTGTAAAATTGTGAATGCAATAGAATGACACACTCCCATTACTATTCCGGTCTTGTATGAACCATGCTGCTTGAGCATATTATAAATCGCAGTGCCCTGATCAACGCTTCCGCCGTTCGAATTAAAGTAAATCTTAATCTCATCTGTCTCCGGAATGGCGTCCAAAAGTTCTTTGAAATGCTTTGCAGATGTTTCAGAATCTTCATACTGCCATGTTTCCCAGTTGAAAGGACCTGTCTTTTTGATTTCGTCATATATGTAAATTTCATGAACATTGTCCTGCTGCTGGAATCTGTAAATTACATTTTCGTTCTTCATAATTCTGTTCCTTTCTCTTGATTACTGTTTAACGGACAGCTCCGAGATATCCGGATCACCTCCATCTAATCACTTTTAATTGATGTGCCATTGTCACCCTCCTCTCCATAATTTTTAGTCAATGCTCTTGCATTAGAGAACTCAGTGTTAAGCAAAGGATATCCCACCATTGCTCTGATTTCGTCATACGAGAAGCCAATTCCACGAAGCTTATCAAGATTAACAGCACTATCCACCACATCAACATGTTTAAAGCGTGCCAGCCATACCATTACCTTTTCATTTTTCCTGCTGTAATCATCTTCACCGACTATGTAGGCAGTCAGCGTATCATTTATGACTTCCGCAACCGGGCCGACAGCATAAGTGATAAATTCATTGGTGGCATCTGACTGCTCTGTGATATTGCCATTAAATACTGCTTCCGGTATATCAAAGGCATTAGCTGCTTCGTTGTTTATGGCCAAGGCAACCTTGGCAAGCTCCTCCGCTTTTGCGCTCGCATTTATCTGTATATTTTCAAGTGATACACCTTCCGACTCTGTCATTACCGTTATATCTTCGCTCTCAAGCAGTCTCTTGATTTTCTCTGCATACATGTCCTTGGTGACTATCTTGTCAGTTCCATCAGCCTGCTTTTCCCTGAAGGACTGTGCTGTACCCAGCTTCAGTTTAAATTTGGGCTGATTGGATAGACGAATCATGTAATTAATTGCATTGAGCGTATTGTTGTATTGATTCACAACGGACTCCAGATACACTCTTATCTTTGCATTGTCGTACCGTAAATGAATCACCTCTGATGACATGAATTTTTTGTATAAACCATACTGTTCCCCTGCACATTCGAGCGTTATGTTGCCGTATATGCGCTCTGACAGCACACTGTTTGACACCTGCCATGCAGACGCTTTGTAATATTTGCCATTCATTGGGATGATAAGCGCTTCCTGTGCCCATAGCAGTTCTCTTATAATCCTTGTCCAGAAATAAGTTCCACACTCATGGTCATTTGGCATTACATTGAGTCTGTACTCTATACTGCTTTTCTGTTTGCTGTCTGTCTGGACTATTATGTCAGACTTTGCAATTGCCCTTGCAATCATCATCACAGCTTTTTCAATTGCCAGCTTTGACAGATTAAGCTTTTCCAAGTCAAGCGCAATAATCTCTGCCATAGACTGCATCTCTTTATTCTTTTTTTGAAACAGGAAATCAAACATTGCTGCCTCCTAAATGTATATTATTTGAACCTCCAGTTCATCTTTGCAGAACATTGCAACATCAAAAGCCATGAACCCATCATTTTTCCTGAGCTTCGGTTCTACCTTTCCAAACATCTTATTGCCATATTTATCTTCGGTAACACTTGTGTTGTTGGTGTACCAACGCATTATTGCTGATGCCCCAAAATTAATCATGCCCTGACTGAACATTGACTGGATAAATGGTGCAATTATTCCAGTTGCTGATGTAATCTTCCGGATCAACCGGACTACACCGTTCGGATTCTTACGATCCTCAATCGTAAGGCCCCGTTCCTCGAATGCCATCTTAAACAGAGTGTAACGGTATGTATCCATTGCTATCTTCTTGACATCATATTCAGCACATCTTTCCATACACCAATCAACTATGCTATTCACATCGATTACAGGTCCCGGTACCACCTCGAAATCATTAAATTCGGTCTGCCCTATGTTCTTAAGCGGGAACTTGATGGAGTCTAAAAAAGGCGATTCAGCACAAATCCATGTGTGCTGTCGCCATATATATTCTCCTGATTCGGTTTTTGTCAAAACTCCCGCCGATGCAAAGTCCCTTATATCGGCATAATCGATTCCAATTACAGCCGGCTGCCCTTTTGTATCGATTGTCATTCTTGGCTTTTTCAGTTCTAATTCCTCTGTCGTACTGCCCTCATAACATGCACGCAGTACATTCAGCCATGTTGTGACCGTTTCCTCTTCCTTTCGTGCCGATCTGTCCATTCGTTTTGTAATAAATTCCGGTCTCTTTGACGGTATCTTTTTCATTTCAAGATAATCGTGCATTATCTGATTGGCCAGAATCGGCATATACTCCATTGATGGGTTGGCTTTGTGCCATGCATCAGGAATATCAACTTCTTTCATGCTGTCAATTTCGCAGATGAATGGATAATATCCCAGTGGATTTTCACCGGTCTCAAGGATTTCAGCGCACATTGATGAAATCTCATCCAACGGACCGTCTCTGACGTAGCCGTCTGTGGTAATGATGAACTCTCTCGAATGCTTGACCTTACCAAAAGAGGATTCAAATACATTGATCTGGTCATAGTTCTCGTAGGCATGGATTTCGTTCAGGACAAGACATCCTGTTCGCTTACCATCCTTGGTCTTTGCGTTCGAAGTGTTGTATTTCATCTCCGATCCTGTTGCCAGGTTCGTGATAAGTTCCTTTGTGACCGAAAACTTTCCCTTGAATTTTGCATTTTCGTGTAGCTTGTCATAGGCAACCTTAAAAGTGTCCTTGACCTGATCTTCTGAGTTGGCCACAATCTCAACATGATAATTTCTGACACCATACAGAGGTGTCTGCATAAAATTTACCAAGGGAACAATGAAGCCGTCCTTTCCGTTTCCACGTCCTTCTTTGATGAAAAACTTTGGGAATACCGGAATATCGTCTTTGTACATGAATACAAACGCGTATATGAACTTCTGGTATGGAAAAAGCTCATAATAATTTACTTTGCAGTATTCGAGACAATTCTCATAGGTCTCTTTATCGAAAAAAATATCATTCCGCTTAAATAATGGCTTTACAATGTTCTTGATAAGCTGTTTTCGCTTTTTATTTATCCACTTCGGATGTTCTTTGACATATTTGAGATAATCATCAATTTCCTTACAGATAACCATCTGTTGCTTTTTCCGGTTCAGGTACCGGATCCTTAAGTCTCAGATCAGCTAAAATCTTGAGCATAGTTGCTGTTGTTTTTTGCAGATTGACAACAGAATCATTTGTTTTCTCGACTTCAACTCCGTTTCCGTTAATAGTCTTGTATCTGAGCCCTTTGGACTTGATATCACTAATCAGCTTCTTTTTCAGTGACCAGTAATATACATAATCGTCAATCATGTCTTTGTAAAACTCTGCATTCATTCCCCGAAGCTCCAACTGCTTGACCAGAGAATCTCTTATTTCCGTTTTTGTCAATCCGCTCACCTCCCTTTTTCTCAAAATATGTCTGTTTTTTGTGTATAATTTGCATATTTTTTAACGGTTTTCATTAAAAAAATAACTGTATTTTTGTGTTCTTCAAAAAAAATCTTCTTAAAGTAATTTTTGAAATTGGTACCCCTTGCCCTTTTCACGCGAGATTTCAAAATTTTTCCAGAGTCATGGGCCACACGGGGTTCGCCATTCAAGATAATTTCGCAAAAATTGACCGGGGGGTATTACCAACGTTCCCGGCTCACAAGTTTCTTTTTTCTTTTGAACTTGTGAGGCACTCTGCCATGTCTGATGTTGTGGCAACGAACGCACAGACTAATAAGATTGTCATTGTCCAGTGCAAGCTCCGGATGCTCCTTCAGTTCCTGTATGTGATGTACCTGATTCGCCCTTGCTATCTTCTTTTCTTTCTCCGGCAGCCATTTTCCTTCTGCCACAGCCTTTTGGATTCTTGCCCTGCAGTCCTGACACTCAAAGCGATCCCGCTTTAATATCTCTATTCTTTTGATTTGCCATGCCTTACTGTCATAAAACTTCTTTGCTTCTGTATCTGTCATAGTTCTAAAAGAAAAAGGACTGGCTCATCACCAATCCTTTACACCTATACTATATCACATATCAAGCGGACAAAACGGACAACTTTAAAAATTTTATTTTTATTTAAATTCACAAAAAAAGACTGTCACATTAACATCATATTAGTCAATGCAACAGTCTCTATATCTCTTTCTCTTTCGTCTAGGTGTATTAATCATTTTTCGAAGAACCAACTCTCGTTCCTTTTATAAAGCCAACAATTATTGATGCAATACCTGTTATTCCAACCATCGCACTTGAAATTGCCCCAGTCTTCTCAGGTACATAAATTACAATAATAGCTGATGCTATCAAACAGCCAATCCCCAATAAAAAAGCAAAGCAAACTCCAAGCAAACTATCTCTTGCTTCCGCATTTACCATAACTCTTTCCATTTCCTGACGATGTGCCGATTGTCTTTCTGCCATAGAAATTATTCTTTCTGCTGCGCCTGGCAAAATATCTTCATAGCCCTTAATAATATTCGGCGGAGGAATCGGTCCACTAAATTCACTTTGAATCACTTTTGCGACTACCCTCTCCACTGTTTTTTCAGATATATTTTTTATTTCATCCTCGGAATCATTTGTTATTTCATCCATTTTATCTTGCGCAGAAACTTCTTTCACCAATTGCTTTTCCACATTTATCGGTGCTTTCTCTGATGTATTTTCCGACATTTGCCCAATCACCTCTTAGTGCATTATAGTCTTTTGTTTCACAACCATAAATGTCTGGCCACTCTTTAATTCCACCTAGATTTAGAGCCTTTCCGAATCCCTTAACGAAACTCCAACTTATCATTACGCTCATATTTTCTACTCCTTTGGCCAAGTCAACATTTGTTACATATATACCATAAACGAAAATACTTCTCATTTCAATAGTTTTTTCATAATTTCTTGAATAATTCTAGACATTTATATATATTTTTTTACTAATTTATGCATATTTTCCCTTTTATCGATAATTTTTTTATACATTTTTCATAACATTCACACTTTGTAGTTCATTTCTTTTCTAAATCATATGCACAGTACCAGTCAATCATATTGGGGTATCTCCTCCTGCTCCAATTCTTGTACCATTTATAAAGTGCATACCATGCCATGTTTTCTTGTCTTTCTTAAATTCTAATTTAATATTTTTCTCAATCTTTCAACAGCCTGCTCACATATTCTATATGCCCAAGTTTTTATAACTGCTACTTTTAAATCATTTATGACCTGTCTATATTGCTTACGTATTTCATTATCTATCATGTTATACCTCCATAATTGTTGATTACCATCAGGTAATGTAAAAAGTTGCAAATTTGAAACTTTTTCATCAAAAAAATCACATACAGTGCAACAATTCTCTCGAAAAATTTCTTATCGTTTTAGTGTTCGTATTCAAAATCCATATATATATCAGATGGTTTTTCAGCAAACTCAAAAAAAGAGAAAAAAAATCATACTCTAGAAAACGAAAGGAGAATGCATGATGATAAAATTTATATTTACGTGTATAGTCAGATATGTTCTGCGTCGGTATGTAAATTATATTCTAGGTCGCTTTCATATTTTCTTAATGATAGATATACATATCAAAAGATTTCATCTGATTATAATGATTAAATGGTAACTACATTAAAACAGCTCAAAGGTAAATCGATAAGTTCTGTATTTGTATCCGCAAAAAACAGCTTATCATTTACCCTTGAATATCTATTCTCCATTTTCCTTATCCCTATCCCTATCTTTCTGCTGTTTATCATGCTCCCTAAGCAATATCAACCCTATCACAAACTCTGTTGTTCCGATCAAGGTAATAGTTAAAATAATTCCGTATACTATAAAATCTAATTCTGACATGCTCTCCTCCTATTCGCTAATTTCTTCGCAATTTCTCTACCAATTCCAATCATCTGACTCATCATCATCCCAGTTAAACGTGCATCCTTGTATTCCTTCTATGTTTATTGCGCCATAAAATGCGCATCCTGCACAGCCACCCTGCTGATCATACTCCTGTAATATCATATATCATCCTTTATCTTGGACTGCTTCAGATATCTGTCATGTTGCTTTCTTGCGCTCTCGGCTGTAATGCCTATCTTCTGTGCCACTGTGTTCCAAGAATAGCACCTGACATGACGGTACAACATAATCTGTCGAACGACTGTGTCGTCTATTGATATAATCCATGAGATAATTCTGTCCTGCTGCTGATTGAGCTTTCTCGTCTTGGCTTCAATCAGCTCTCTTACACTCACAGCCTTAATTGCCAAGTCTGCCATCGGGTCACTGCTTCCAGTGCCCGGAGTGAATGGCAAGCCTGTAATCTGCATTGCTTTTCCTTCTGCTTTACTTTCAATCAGCTCCAGTTGTTCTTCCCACATCTTGATTTCTTTTTTGATATAATATACGCTTGTTAATTCTTTCTTCGTCATTTGTCACTCCTCAATGGGTTCTATGGGTTTTACTCGGCTGTAAGTCCTGCTATTCAACTGCTGCCTCCTAAGTTAATCTTCGAACCGGGCATTTATCACAATGCTCTTCTCCCATTCTATTATATGCCTCGTCATCCGTTGCCAGTGGATACTGTGGCGGCCATTTGCAATATTCATCACATATCCTGTCATGGATATCTTCAAGAATCTGTGGAAGAGACATGTCTTCCTGTTTCTCGTGTTGTCTCATCTCTGTCATCTTCCTTCTCATATCCCATGCACTTTACCTGTCTGCTTGGTCTACCGCATTTCTCGTAATACCTACAGTTTATGCATTCATTTCTGTTCATTGTGTTTCGTCCTCTTATCCCTATATTCCTGAAGCTTATCGTATTCTCTAATTAACAACAGTCCTATCACAAACTCTGTTGTTCCAATCAGGGTGAACGTTAAGAGTATCCCATATACTATTAAATCTATTTCTGACATATTATTCTCCTATTCGCTTATCTCATCACAATTCTTTGCCCAGTTCCAATCGTCCGACTCATCATCGAACCAATCAAACGTGCAGCCTTTTCTTCCGTCTACATCTGTTGTACCGTAAAAGAGGCATCCTTCACAGCCGCCCTGTGCTTCATATTCCTGTAACGTCATAGTATCCTCCTGAGGTAAAGGGAGCTGGATAAGGGCTCCCTTGTGTATAAATGGCTTACAAATCAGTTTCGTGATATAAGTAATTCGCATGCCCAGTTTCTTTCGCATTTCTGCAGGTGTTTCAACCTATAGCTCATAGCGTGGTGTCTCTATCCAGTAGAAATCCACTCCTGAGAGGAGTCTTAAGACCTCAAGCTCCGGCTTGTAGGCAGGATCCGTGAAACATATTCCGACTGCCATCTCGTCGTTGTATGAGATAAGCCAGTCACCATGCACGGCAAAGGTGCTTGGTGGATTTTCGTTTTCACGGCACTTGTCCGGGTTGACTATTGCCAAGCGTGCATCATTGATGAGACGCGCCCCGCCCGGTGTTTTAACTACCGACATCATGTTATCGTTCTGCATGATTTTAATTGGTGAAATAAAGGCTTCCTTCGTGTCCTCTGCCATATCCCACAGGAGAGGTTCTCTTTCGGTCTCAAACTGTGGGTCGTGTCCTTTCTGGTATGTCATGAACTCGCCCTTTTCCGGTGCAAGACCGCAGGTTTTGATTACGGTACCTAAAAATTCTTTTGTGATTTTTGTTTTGTCGGCCTCCACCATCCAGCCGGTACCGTTTAGGATGTACATGCCTTTCTCTGTGAGACCGAACTTGACGCCCCACGATTTATAATCAGCTTTTAAGATTTTTTCTAGTTTTGCACAATCTATGAACATTTCTCTTCTCCTATCCCGGCAATGTAAAACATGTCCTGATGCAGGATGCATGTGTTAAATCCGTGTCTTTTTACTACTGTGAAGTATTTCATTACATCGACTATTTCAAGCGTTTCTTTGCCTGTGGGTTCATCATCCTCACGCCCTCGCTGATCCGCTCTTATTCTGCGATAATCTACGCTGACGGTTCTCTTGCCCTGCAGGCGGTCTATAACCTGCTGCCTTATCTGCTTAATAGACAAGCCGCCTATCGGTTCTCGTGCTGCCCTGTTGAGGTCCTGCGCGAATACATTGCTTTTGCTCATCATCTGCCTCCTAACTTTGTGGCTTTCCACATCTGTCAACCTTGTCTCTGAGCCATTGTCTGATTTTCTCGGGAAAAATTAAATCTGATGCCAATAAGTGGCCACTGTGATGCTCCTCTGCTATGTAATCAGCCAATTTTGCTACCGTAAGAGTGTTCATATATTCTCTTCTTGTCATGCATACTTCTATGACTTCTGCCTCCGGCTTTTCATCCTCTGTCTCCGGCCCATTTTTTTCTATGCTTTGGGCTTCATTTTCTTCCTTTTCGATGCTCTCAGGCTCTGATTTTTCAAGGATTTGTGGGGATTTTTGCGCCGGCGAAATTTGCTCTCCAAGGCTCTTTTCTCCTGTCTGTTCCTCGGGCCTGTCTGCAGGCTCTCTATTATCCTCTCTGCAGTCTGCAGTTCTGTCGGGGGAATCATCCTTTTTATCTTCTCCTGCTCCAGGAGCCGGCTCATTATCTGCCCCGCTTCCCGATTTAGTCTCTTCGACCTCATCAGTGCCAGTTTCTCCAACTGCTGCATCGTCATCCTCTGACTCAGGAGTTTCTGCTGTAGTATTCTCTCCTGTTGGCTCATTTTCCTGTGTTTCATCGTCTCCTCCAAAATGGTTCTGCCATGTCCGGGCTCCTGCTGCATCCTCATCAAAGATAGAGCACATAAGCTTGTAGAATTCCCACCATGACATATTTTTTGGCGTGTCTCCAAACTTCTTGATTGTGACGCGGTTCTCATACATCATCATGAAATAGAGACCTTTTTTGAATGAGCGGTTTCCGGCCGGATTTACGATTTCCGCAAAGCGGTTCATTGATTCCTCGTCAAACTCGTTTGAGTACACCTCATTGAGGATATCCTTGTTGTCCTCAAAGAATTTCTCTATCAGCTGGCTTGTGTCGTCTGCCACACCTGCTGCAGGCTCGGTCTTATTGAATCTCTTTAGCTCTCTGATATCCTCTCTTGATGCTTCGGGCTGTATCATCTGCCTGTCAGAGTCGGGGAGCTTGAGCATTTCCTCAAGCTGGCTTCTTCCAAGGTCAGTGTATTCCGGTCTCAAGTGCTCTGAGTATCCGTCAATCGAGTATTCGCGGTTGATGCTCATAAATCGGCTTGTTGTGGATGCCTCAAGTCCATACTCAGCCTTAGCAAATTCTGCTATGCTCTTGTAGCCATCATTCTCATAGAGTCTTTGATCATCAATCTGTCTGAGCGCATAGCCTATTCTCACGAAGCTCTGCTTCACTCCTATAAGCTCCTGCCTCAGTTTTTGTTTCATTTTCACCCAGTCATCGAGTGTCATCTGCACGTACTCCATATATCCTCCTATGCTGAATATGCTATAGCCATTGCCGGCATATCTGCTGTCCTCAGTGTTCCTGTCACAAGCATTCGTATATAGCTGTTGAGCCACTTCTGTATGTTCTCCTGATCAGGTTTCTTGTCGTGGGCTCCGTACCATTGCAGTATGTTCGGTGTTTTGGCTTCAATTTCGACAGTGACATACTGCATATTTGGTGTGTCCTTGAATCTTAAGAAAAGTATGTATGTCTCTCCTTGATCGTGTTTTCCTAAGTAATTGTCTCCGCCGACGCAATGATGGAGCACTCGTCCCTCTGTTACTATTTCCTCTGCTGACTTTGCCGGTCTGATGATGTATGTATCATCCTCGTAGTAATATTTATTTCTCAACTTTCTGTAGCTGTGTCGAATGTTTGGGAAGCGCGCCGCAACATCCTTCAGATGTTTGTCCAGTTCTTCCTTGTTGACCTCTTCCACCATCTTTTTGTGGGCTTCATCCAGGTCATGCGGGAACTGATATACCGTGTTGGTCAGATCGTAGCCTCTGTCTTCTCTCATGCTCAGGTAGTCAGCGTATGTAGAGGCCATGTGTCTGATTCTGTATACTGACCGACTGCAGCCTCCGTAATCACAGCACGCATATTTCTTTCTGCGATTTAAAAATTTCTGCAATG